GGCCAATACAGTTCCGGGCTTGCAGAGCCCTTATCTCCGTTATATGACGGGGAGCGTAATCTGCTACGGATGTCTCAGGGATTAACGATCACCTGGGTCTTCCATATCTAGGAAGTTATCCTCCTCTTCCACAAGAGGTTCGATAATGGAAGTAGGACCCGCCTCCTCAGATTTCTCTGAGGTAGGAAGGAACACATTCGTATACCAGTCCGCAAAGGGGATGATGTCCTTCCTCAAGACATGCTCATGAAGCACGTCAAGAGTTGTCTTACCATTTGTAAGACGAGGATCACCACCCACCTTAAAGGTTGGTGTCACTTGCGAGGGTAGGTAGCCCTCGTCGAAAGAAGGTTCATCAAAAGATGAATTCCTTTCGCTTCGATCCGATTCTTCGAGAGATAGTTGTGCTTTTAGCAACAACATATCATAATCCTCAAGAGGAAGATCGGGTTCAACTCTGCGTAAAGCAGGTTCAACCTCCTCAAGATACCATTGGTATCTTGGGCCTAGACCGATTCCATAAGAATCAGGCATCCAGGGACCTTCAAGGATTATACCTGGCACCTCTTTAAAGAGGTTATAGGTTCGTCTTTGTTTCGGTTTAAGAAAGTACTTGGCTTGATCACCAAGCTGAGCCATGTAATTCATAAACGAATTATCTGATGGTTCAGAATACTTGATCGCCTTCAGAAAAGACCGATCAGAGGTAATTACTCTCCCTGCAAATTCAGCAACACTGCTGGATCGAAGGGTCTTGGAGTGATTGATCTCTCCTCCCAAGTCTTCGATGAACCGGGTATAATGTCTCTCCATAGGAGATAGCATAACGATATCATCACCAACGACTCTAAAAGAGTCCCACAACTTGTGGATAGTTGGGTCGATCTCGCCGGCGCGCACCGCTGCGCACCATGCTAACATGGCAGTTGCGTTGTTGGAAAGCGTAAGCAATCCAAACGACGGTCCGGTACCAAGTACATCACCTTGCTCCCATTTAACATTTCTGTTAAGTGCAGGGCAAAACCATTCCGAACGAGACACTTCCAAGAAGTACTCTTCGAAATCCTGGTAACCATGAATTTGGTCGAAGCCAAACACATGATCCACTAGGTTGAGACACAACTGAACATCTAAGAGATCAGATGCGGAGGTCAGATCAGACCCAGCAAGCTCAATACCTTGCTTTAGTTTTGTCTGTACCCAACGTACCCCTGACTCTTGGTCATGAGTAACGTCGGTAGGGAGCATCTGAGCAGTTTTCATGTAAACTGTCTTCAGAGGCTCGAGAGTACACTGTAATACCCTATTAGGGTTTCCAACAATCCTAGCTTTAAGCTGAGGGTTTTGGATAACAGCGACTCTACCAATCGTGCGTTCGTGTGGACGATTCAACTCCAATTGGTATTCATTACCAAGAACTCCTATTGGCATAAAGCCGAGAAGGTCTTGAGAATCCAAGAAGTCAAATGTTACCTGGGGAACGGACTCCCAGGACGAGCGCAATGCCTTTAGCGCAACTCCGAGTTTGTTCTCGGGTCGCACTGTGGACTGGCCATTATTGACTGGTATTGATCCAGTCATATCAAAAATGGTAGGAAAACAGATCGATGGCATCTTCCGCCAGCGAGGTTTAAACGGGTTCGTAATGAACGTCGTATACGCCTGCTTTAGGTCGTTACCATCCTGCGATCCATTACCTGCGATTCCATGCAAGAATTTCTTCTGCTGGGTATCCGTAAACCGAGTCTCATAAAAGACCGTGTTCAACGAAAGGACACCAAGTGCCTTTGCAGGTTTCAGGCTAAACACATACTTCCAGATACCAAGAGGGTATCCGTCCGCACCGTGTCTAAACCAACTAGGAGGGTTCGGGTTTCCAGCGAGACAAGTCTCGTACCATTGACGTAAGTCTTTGATACGTGAGTTTGTCCACTCTACGCCCGAGTTGTCGTACCATTTCTCAACTTCGTTGAGAATAGTGTGACAAACCTTCTTAGGGATCCCGCACGCTCGTAGGCCATGACAGAGATTTGCTTTTATGGAATTATCCATAACCAAAATCCTCCTTTTCAGGATGTATTTTGTAGCAACCTGTTTAGCTAACGGC